GTCTCATGAGCGGGGGTTTAATGAAACCACCTTTGTTGAAAAAGGCGATGTTATAAAAGTGCAGCTTCCGCCGGTTGTTTTAGAGGCTAAGTACGGCGCTATCTATATGCAACCAATGCCTATGGGTGGCCTAAATTAACGCGTTCTCAGCAATGGATTGGCTGAAGCACAGGGCAAGGACTTATAAAGGCATCGATGAATACTAGCGCATCAGAATTGCCTAGCAGCGTAGACGCATCTCTATACAGTCGGGCGGTCGCACAGCAGTCGTTTATAGACTACATCTATGAAATGGCCCCGTTCATTGTCATCGAAGAAGTGCATGTCCTGATTGCTGCGTATTTGCAGATGGTTAAGTCCGGTGAGATTGACCGGCTGATGATATTCCTGCCGCCGCGTACCGGTAAAACGCTAATGGGGTCGATCCTCTACCCGTCATGGCACCTTGGGCATGAGCCGACTGATAAGGTCATGGTGGCTACATACAAGGATGAACTTTCGTCTGAGTTTGGTCGTGAGATTAAAAACGTCATCAAATCCGAAGAATACCAGCGGGTTTTCCCTGATGTGCGGCTAGTTAAAGATTCAACTGCCGCAGGGCGATGGAAAATCTGGCACCCAGGGCTGCCGGGCGAGGGTTCGTTCTTTGGCCTTGGTATCCATTCCGGCATTGCAGGTCGCGGGTTTCATTTGGGGGTGATCGATGACCCGCTGAGTGAGCATGACGCGACGAGCAAAGGGGCAAAGGATTTCGTTTACAACTGGTATGGACCAGGGTTCTACACCCGCAGGCAGCTAGAGCGATCGTCGGCTATTGTTTTCTTCACGACTCGATGGGCAACGGATGATCTGGCTGGGCGGTTGCTAAGGGACGCGAAGAAGGACAAGAAGAAAGACCAGTGGGTAACGCTAGAATTGCCCGCGCTGATTGAGACTCAGTTACAAGCAGACCGCCTTAACGCGCTAAGAGATCACCCGCTACTATCCAGTAAGCTCGAAAACAAAGACGGTAGCAAGTACGAATATAAGATAGGCAGCAGCACAATTCCCCGCAGGGTATCGAGGAAAGAGTTTTTACGGATCAAGTCAACGCTGGGCAGCAAGCCGTTTGCAAGCCTGTATCAGCAAAAACCTGTCGAAGAAGGCGGTCACATTCTGTCTCGCAAGCACTGGCGCAAATGGCCCAACAAGAATCCGCCGAAGCTGGAATATGTTATTCAGGTTTACGACACGGCTTTTTCGGAAGCTGAGCAGAAGAAGAACTCATATAGCGCTCGCACAACGTGGGGCATATTTGAGTATACCGACCAGGACATAGGGACTCGGCACCACTGCATTCTGCTGGAAGGCATGAAGGGCAGGTTTTCATTTCCTATACTGCGTCACAAGGCCCACAAAAGTTACCAGAAGTTGCAGCCTGACCGGGTGCTGATTGAGAAGAAAGCAAGCGGGGCGAGTTTGATTCAAGAGCTGCGTCGAAAAGGCGTGCCGGTTAAATCTGTTCCAGCGAGCAGGGACAGCGTAGCCAGGGCGCATGCTGCGTCGGTCGTGCTAGATCAGCGGTGCGTGTGGTACATGGACGAACTCATTGACGAAGACAGGGATGAATATCAGATTGGGGCAGAGGAGATTATCGAACAATGCTCTGGATTTCCATTCATAGAGAACGATGACGTGGTGGATACCGTTACTCACGCATGGATATACCTGCGCCGGACGTTCTGGCTCAACCTAAACGACGAACCAGAAGAATCAGAAACTCGAACACAGTCAGCATTTCGCGGGTATGGTAATTAGTACGCCAAGAACGGAATAATGCAATAATCAATAATAAACAGGGAGAATTTAGCGATGAGTAAATTATATTTAGCAATGTCGGTTTGTATGTTTTTGGGTGCAGCATTTATTAGTCATGCTGATGACAACCCATATTCGCCGGAGAATAACCCATACTCGCCTCGAAACAACCCGTATTCGCCGGAGAATAATCGTTACAACATGGGGTCATTTATTCGGGAGTCGTCATCTATTACCGCGCCCCCCGCAGTTAGGGTTCAGCGGATGCACGACTTGCCTGGCATGGCGGTCGGGATAATCAATACATATAATGACGCTGGTGAGGTGGTTGGTTCGCGGCTAGTCATCATTAACGGAGAGTAGTAATGAGCAAGTTTTTCTTGGATGATTCTGCCCCAGGTGCTTATGTTTTGTACCAGACTGATACTGGCCGTCGTCGAGGTCGCCGGGCGATGGAGCTGCGGCTGGATGAAGGCCAGGCGGCTGGCATTGTTAAGTTGCTTTGTCATTCCTTTCTTGGCCCGGAAGCCGCCTACGATGCAAAAAGCGAAGAAATACTTGAAGGAATGAGCCGCGAAGACAAGATGAAAGTTGATCTAGGTCTTTACGTGGCAACTACCGACGTGGATATTTTGGTTGATCCAGGCCCGAATGCGCCCATAGAAGCGGTTGATGCTCCGCCTAAGAAGAGAGGCAGGAAAGCCAGCCCTTCCGTAAAAAAAGATAACACCAACAAATGAACGGTCAAGAAATGCCTAACGGACAAGTTCTGGTTGATCTTGGGGTTGACCCAATGGAGCCGGAGCCAGTGTTCTCGCAAGATGGTGATGATCTGGTTGTTGATTTCGATCCTCAAGAGTTCGTGCCGGGCGCTGGCAATCCAGACGAAGGGTTTTACGAAAACCTGGTCGATAAGATTAGCCCTAACGGTTTGAGCAAAATAGCATCTACTGTCATTCAAAACGTAGACGCTGATGCAACCAGCAGAGCTGACTGGGTTTCCCGGTTTGAGCGCGGCATGATAATGATGGGGCTGGTTAAAGATGAAGGCCAAGAAGCGTACCCTGGCGGCTCTATTGCTGTTCATCCGCTGTTCGCCGAGGCGGTCGTTCAGTATCAGGCCAGAGCGCTAGAAGAGTTCCTGCCTGCAAGCGGCCCAGCAAAAGCCCGGATCATGGGGAAAACTACCCCGGAACTGGAAGAGCAGAAGGAGCGGGTAGAAGGGTTCCTCAACTACCAGATGATGACCGAGGACCGTGAGTATTTCTGGGATACTGACAAGATGTTGCTGGCTCAGGCAATGTTTGGGTCGCAGTTCCGCATTATGTATTACGACCGGATGAAAGGGCGAGTGTTGGCGCGTCACATTCCAGGTCATCGGTTTCTTGTTCCGTATGAGGCGACCAACTTAGAGGACGCTCCAAGGTTTACGCGCATTATCCCGATTAGCCACAATGATTTAAAGCGGCAAATGTCGTCGGGCGCGTATGTTGAGATTGATCTACCAGAGCCGCAATCTGCATCGGGATCAAGCGATACCAGCATTGTCATCGAAGAAAAGATAAAAGAGTCTGAGGGCAGGACTGACCCTGGGTTGGTTGTTGGTGACGGGCTGCATACTCTGTATGAAAGTTACCTGACAATAGATATTGGCCTGCAAGAAGATACTCCTGATTTCGACCTGCCATACGTTGTGACCGTGGATCAGGATACCGAAAAGGTATTATCAGTCCGACGCAATTGGGTAGAGGACGACGAAGGCTACAACAAGATAATTCCCGTGGTTCATTACCCGTTTGTTTCAGGGCTGGGGTTTTACTCGTATGGCTATATTCACTTGCTGGGGTCAGTGGTCGAGTCAGCCAGCGGGGTTATGCGGGAAATAATTGACGCTGGGGCTTTCTCCGCCCTGCAAGGCGGTTTCAAGAGCAAAGACGCTAAGTTTGATGGCGATGCTGTCATAACAGCGGGCAAGTGGATCGACACCGATCTGACCGCTGAGGAGCTTTCAAAGGCGTTTTATACGCCGCCATACAAGCCGCCTTCCCCTGCTCTGTTCTCCACGCTGGGGGCGCTGGTAGAGGCTGGTCGCTCGTTGGGATCAGTAACTGAGGCGCGGGTAGGGGATGCTAACAACACCGGCCCTGTAGGAACCACTGTAGCGCTGATTGAGCAAGGCGCGAAGATTCATACCGCAATACACAAGCGCAACCACCAGGCCATGCAAGAGGAGCTAATCCTTCGGTTTCGGTTTAATGGTGATTATCTTCCTGACACATATCCCTATAAGACAGAGGGTGATGAGCAAGAGATATTTCGCGAAGATTTTAACGACTCAATCGACGTGCTGCCGGTATCTGACCCGAATGTTGTTTCAAGCACTCAACGGATAGCCATTGCACAAACAACGATGGAGTTGGCTAAGTCAGCGCCATCGCTTTACGATATGCGAGCTGTTCACAAGCGGATGCACCAGGCAATCAAGACGACGAACATTGAAGAGCTGATGCCCGACCTTGAGGATCTGGCTGTCAGGCTCGACCCGGTTAGTGAGAATCAACTGGTAATGGTTGGCAAGCCGATTCGTGCGTTTATCGATCAAGACCATCAAGCCCACTTAATTGTCCATCAGCAGTTTATGGAAATGATCTCTGAACGAAGCCCGCAACACGCCAACATCCTGGCCCCGGTTGCTAGCGCTCACCTGGCTGAGCATTTAGCTTATCAGTACCGGATAGAAGCCGAGCAAATGCTGGGAATCCCAATGCCTGATGTTTCGCTAGTTGGCGACGAAGAGCAGGAAGAGTTACCCGCAGACATTGAAGCAATGCTCTCATCTGAGCAGGCTCAGGCAGCGCAGCAAGTTGAGG